GCGTTCCAGTTCACGGATGACCTGCTGGGTGAGGGTGTTACTTACGAAACTGCCGGTTCCTTGCAGGGCGGCAAGAAGGTCTGGATGCTGGCAAAGCTGCCGGAGAAGTACATCATCGCCGGAGACGAAGTAACCCCCTATCTTGTGTTCTTTAACAGTCACGATGGCAGCTCTGGTGTAAAAGTTGCCATGACCCCGGTTCGTGTGGTCTGCCAGAACACCATGAACCTGGCTCTGAGTACTGCAAAGCGCATCTGGACTGCTCGCCATACCGAAAATGTTCTGCTGCGTGTGCAGGATGCCCGTGAAACTTTGCAGCTTGCCAACGGTTACATGGCAGAACTGGGCAAGGGCATCCATGAGCTGACCATCATCAAGCTGTCTGACCGCAAGGTGCAGGAGTTTATCAACGAGTTCTTCCCCATCACGGAAGACTTAACCGATGGCCAGCGAAAGAATAACCTGCGCTTGCAGGAAGATTTGAAGGCTCGCTACTATAATGCACCTGATCTGGAATGGGTCGGAAAGAACGGCTGGCGGTTCGTGAACGCTGTTTCAGATTTTGCCACCCATGCAGACCCCATCCGCAAGACCCGGAACTACAATGAAAATCTGTTTTTGCGCACCGCAGAGGGCAATCCGATGATTGATAAAGCTTATAAGATGGTGCTGGCCGCAGCATAAAGGAGCGAATCATGAACGATGTGAGCAATCGGGCTGTCCGGGAATTTTCTGAGTTCCTGAACAGCATCGAAGCCGATTTTCCAAAGCCTACTTGCACCACGGCATACGAGATCACGATGAAAAGCACCATTGTCAGTGCCTTGATTACGCTGGACACCGAAAAGCAAATGGACGAGCGTTTCTGGAACCATCTCCGGGTGCAGCGGAACATTCTGGATTTCCTGTATGCCCTGTGGCTGGATGATGACCGCACTTTGGTGGACGAGTTTTCCGCCATTATCAAAGACTTGGTGGAATATGATTTCTCCATTGTAGAAGAACAGATGAAAGAGAGGTTGAACATTGCATGAAAAGGCTTGTATCTACATTGAATTTACCCAAAGAAGATTGGCTCCGTTACCGCAAATGCGGCATTACCGGCACGGATGCCGGAGCTATCCTTGGCCTGAATCCCTACCGTTCGGCATTTCAGGTTTACCACGATAAAATCAGCGATACCATTGAAAATATCGACAATGAGGCCATGCGGCAGGGCCGTGACTTGGAAGAGTATGTGGCACAGCGCTTCACCGAAGCAACCGGTCTGAAAGTACGCCGCGCAAATGCCATTTACCAGAGCGAGGAACATCCGCTGCTTCTGGCAGACTTTGACCGCCTGATCGTTGGGCAGAAAGCAGGGCTGGAGTGCAAAACGGTCTCATCGTTTTCTGCGGACAAGTGGGCTGATGGGAAAATCCCGGCTCATTATCTGGCGCAGGTTGACCACTACTTAGCCGTCAGCGGTTTCGACTGCTGGTATGTGGCAGCTCTGATTTTCGGCAAAGAGCTGGTGATCCACAAGATCGTGACAGATAAGCAGGTGCTTTCTGATCTCATTGATAAGGAAGAACTTTTCTGGACGAACCATGTTGTGCCCCAGATTCCCCCTGCACCCAATGGCTGTGACAGTGATACGCAGAAAATCAACCAGCTTTATGAGGCGGATAGTCGGGACAAGACCGCTGATCTGAGTGCCCTGCATGGACTTCTGGATAAGCGGCAGGAGCTTTCCGACCAAATCGAGCAGATGGAACAGGAGAAAACGGCTATCGAGCAACAGGTCAAGCTGCAAATGCAGGATGCTGCCTATGGCACAGCACCGTGCTATAAGGTATCGTGGGTGTCCTCCGAAAGCAAGCGTGTGGATTCCCAACGTCTGCGGAAAGAGCAGCCGGACATTTTCAACCAGTACAGCAAAAATGTAAGCAGCCGCAGGTTCACCATCGTTCATGCGGCATAAATCTTGTATCAGGTGGCAGGGAGTAAATTCTCTGCCGCCTTTTTTCTTGGAGGTTTATTATGGTCACAGAAAATCCGTTCGTAAAATTATTCGCTATCGACTTCAAAGATCATCTGGAAGTCAAGAAGTCCGGAAACACGGAACTGAAATATGTAAGCTGGGCGTATGCCTGGGCAGAGGTGAAAAAGCTGTATCCCGCTGCCAGCTACGAAGTCAAGAAATTCAACGGTCTGCCCTATGTTTATGACCCCATAACCGGCTTCATGGTGTATACCTCGGTCACGATTGAGGGCGTTTCGCACGAAATGTGGCTGCCTGTACTGGATGGCGCAAACAAAGCCATGAAAGCTGTGCCTTACACCTATACCACCCCGAAATGGGACTACAATCCGCAGACCCGCCGCCGTGAAAAGATCGGCATGGAAGAGCGCACCGTAGAAGCAGCCTCCATGTTCGATGTGAATAAAGCTATTATGCGGTGCTTGGTGAAGAACCTTGCTATGTTCGGCTTAGGTCTGTACGTCTACGCTGGAGAAGATTTACCGGAAGATGCTGCACCGCAGCCAGAGGCAGAACCGCAAAAACAGCCGAAACCGAGATCCTCTACCCCGAAGCAGGAACAGCCGCCTGTGCCCTGCATCTGTGCCCGGTGCAATCAGCCCATCAAAAGGGTCAAGCTGAAGGATGGCTCCATCATGCAGGCGGCAGAGTTTGCAGCCACCCATGAGGGAATGTGCGCAGACTGCTATAAAGCTACCCGACTTAATGTGGCATAAAGGAGAAATTTATATGTCTTGCAATGCGATGACCGAACACTATGAAGAAATCACTGTCTGCGGAAAGCCTGCATTATTCACCAGCTTCCGCATAAAAAGGGATACCGTCCCGGATGGTTTATATGCCTACGATGTGCGGCATGATGATGACTGCCGAGGGATTCCCTGTGAGATTGCATCATTTATCATGGTCAATCACTGGGAAACGATTATTCTTGCAGAGCCGCTGGAGCTGCCCGATGATGGACGGCGGTATATCGACGAAGAGAGTGACTGGAACTATGACCCATTTGGAGGAGCAGAGAAAAATCAAAAGCCTTGTGTGACGGTGGGAGAGTTTATGAGTCAGTATCTGAACCGTTGATAAGAGCGAGCCGTGTCGTTCCTTATAAAGTTCAAAAGTTATCGCAGGTGACGGACGGCGCGAACCGTTGTCAACGGAGATAATCTTTTGAAGTTTATGAGGGATGACTAAGGCTCGCAGGAAAAAGTATTAAAAATGCCGTGGGTATAGAAAAGTATCAATCACAGCATGATGAAACCGATTTGCTAAGGCAAATCGGTGGAGCTAAAATGACGTTCGGCATTTTTGATACGGAAAGAAAATAGTTATGAGCGTTTATGGTTATTGCAGAATTTCCACTGCAGAGCAGAGCGTTGACCGTCAGGTTCGCAATATCAGGGCTGAGTACCCGACTGCTCACATTGTGCAGGAAGCCTATACGGGAACTTCCATCGTTCGACCTGAATGGAGCAAGCTGTATCGGATTCTGAAAGAGGGAGATACGGTGGTGTTCGATTCCGTCTCTCGAATGTCCAGAAATGCAGAAGAAGGATTTTCACTGTATGAGGATCTCTATCATAAGGGTATCCGGCTGGTATTCCTGAAAGAGCATCACATTGATACCGAAACGTACAAAAAGGCCCTGTCTGGCAGCATTGCCATGACAGGAACCAATGTGGATTTTATCTTAAAAGGTATCAACGAGTATCTGATGGCATTGGCAAAAGAGCAAATCAAGCTGGCCTTTGAGCAGTCTGAAAAAGAAGTGGCCGATTTACACCAGCGTACTCGTGAGGGTCTTGTAACAGCAAAGCTGAATGGAAAACAGGTTGGACGTAAAAAAGGCACTGGATTTGAAACCAAGAAGTCTAAAGCGGCCAAGGGGAAGATCCGTATCCATTGTAAGGCGTTTGGCGGTACATTGGATGACATGGAGTGCATGAAATTGACTGGACTTGCCCGGAATACCTATTATAAATATAAGAGGCAGATTCGGGCTGGATTGGCTGACGAGGGAAAAACTTAAGAAGGAACAGTTGTTATGAAGAACGAAAAATGTGTAAAAGAAGAACCCCATAGCGAATTTACAAAAGAGGAACAAGAGGAATTTTTGAATTTGCTGGGTCGCATAACCCCGGAACAGCGTGAAGCGCTGAAAAAAGTTCTGAAGTCCTTTACTTAATGAAGAAGGATGCCGGGTGACACAATGGTTGCTCGACATCCTTCTTTTTTGTAAATGTGTGTATTATTCAGGTAAAAACGCTTGAATCAAATCCAAGATAGCAGTTCTTTGTGATGGAGAAAGTCTATCCCAAGTGGTTAAGAGGGATTTCTGCTCCTCTGTTAGATGATGAATGGCAGCGTCCTCTTCAAAAAACTGTGAGAGGGTGATGCCAAGGCCGTGACAAATTTTTTCAATCGAGGTCACGTTGGGCTGAAGATTTCTTCTGCGCCATGTTGATAAGGTTGATTGCGTCAGGCCAGAGTTCTCGGCAAGGGTGTATTCAGACCATCCACGAGCTAACCGCTCCCGGTCAATTCTTCCCAGAATGTCAAA